TGAGCAACATGACAGCAAATGTAAGTGGCCGAGTAGCAAAATGGTTATGCAGTGGATTGCAAATCCACCTACGCCGGTTCGATTCCGACCTCGGCCTCCACTATAAATAGCCCCGTAGATCAACGATCTACGGGGTTTTTTATTGCCCTCGAGAAAGTGATGTGTTCCGCAATTTTCGGGCGGTGTTCCGCAACTGCGACCGATGGGGTACCTGTGATCAAGAGTAATGACAGTTCGCAATTGGCCAGAATCGGTCTGTCAGGATAGAAGTAGTTGAGGCAATACGTATTTCCTAATAGGCAGCTAACAATATGGAGCGTTCAGCGCGCGTTGGCTGCGAAAAACAATGCGGGTTGAGAGTTCGAATCTCTCCTTCACCGCCACATTATGAAAACGCAAACCCCTGATTTTCCTAGAGAAAGTCGGGGGTTTGTGGTTTTTGGCGTCTGGAAAATAGCCATATGGGACTGACATGGGACTGGCGCGCTATTTTGGTGCGAAAAGTAGGGGGAGTAGATCGATGGGCTCAAACGACAGCGCTTGCCCCAGGACGCTCTTCCGGGCCACCTGAACTAGGCTTTCCGCACCACTCATCAAGGACGACTGTCATGCTAGATAATTCAGACTGCAACATTGCCGCTGCAGATGCTCTGACACTACTTCTGCACAACCAACATGCCTTGGGTGCGGCGATAGAAGAGATCACTAAGTGGCTTTCAGAGAATGGCGTAGAGAGTGTTGCAGATAACGCAGTCGTGGCCATGGAAACCCTGGACACAAATGCAAAAGCGATTACCGACGCAATAATGCGACTACGGCAGGCCTAGGGACTGGCCCCTGGCGGGCAGCAATCGGCCAAAAGCTGCCGGTCGCTAGCGATTCGTATCTTCGCCGAGGATCAAATGAATTTAGGGCAGCCCGGTCTCCCCTTTCGGCATACCTTTGCTAAAAAAAGCGCTTACACTGGACCTTGATCCCTTGGGTAATCTGGAATCCGACGTGAGAATAAATTGGGCTGAGCTAATGCCTAACACTGGACTCGTAATCGTCATTGAGGACGAACCGGTGCTACGGACGTTGTTGGAGGAAACGCTGGCTGATATTGGTTTTTCACCAGCGACTTTCGACAATGCTGCCTCGGCCCTGGCCTATCTCATAAGTATCAAAGGCGATTGCACCCAGATCATCGCGGATCAGGAACTTTCAGAAGGAATCCGAGGGTCTGAATTCATCCGTCTAGCAAATGAACAATGGCCATCAACTCCTTCAATCTTCACTGGTTATCTAATCGATGAGCAAGTGATGCCGCCTTCGACATTTTATCTGCATAAGCCTTATACATTGGCTGAGTTAGAAACGGCTATCGCTACCGTTCTTAGATAGCAACTTCCACTTCTGCGCAACTGACGGTAGCTCCCACATCCGGTTCTCCACTGGCTGCTTTCAAAAGTAGCCATTCAGCCGCTCTCCCCGCAGCGCTGAAACGATCTAATTGGGCTGGTTTGGGCTGCGACTGGCAAGATGCTTCCTGCCTTCGCCAACGGATGAGGCCAATGGGCTATGGAGCGCCCAATGCATTCGCTTGCGTGCCTCGCGCTCTCGCTCAATGGCAGCGTCCCACCGCTCCCCGAAGGCCCTCCCGGCTCTAACGAGAGCCATAACGTCCGCAGTCGCAGCATCCAGCTCCGTACGAGCCAGAGCCAATTCTGCTTTGAATTTTTCAATAGTCATCTCTACTCTCGGGAGCTGTACTTAAAGGCTCCTAAGCAAAACTTGTGCGTCTGACTGCCATTTCACTACGTAACTCACCTATCAGCGCCGCTATCGCTCGGCTGGACGTCAGCTTCTCTGTTGTGACAGCAGTGACCAACAATTCAACCTGTCCGGACGATGGATCGAACACTTTGATCATCAACGATCCATCCGGATTTACCGTGCAAGTGCAGGACAACGGAAGAAAGCCGCATTCGATGATATGGCGCAGCTCAAGCGTCGAGATCATGACTTATGTCCTCCAGTTCCATTGTATTGATCTACCGTAAATGAATTTTAGCCAGCCTTCGGCCATGCTTCAGGGCAGAACTGGTACCAACAATAGCCTTTCGTCGATTTCCGCTATGGGTCAATTGCTGCATGTTGCGAAGGGCAGCTTAGGGTCGATAGCTGCCTTTCAAAAGTCATCTGGACCCATTACGAATAACGCCGTTTATGTTGAATCGGCCCCCACGTTTTCGGTAAGCGTGGGGGCCTTTTTTTCGCGCCGGGGAAACCACGCCGCCGGGGACTGGTCTACCATTTCCTGACGGCCTGGTTGACGCCCAGGCCGTCCCACGTGAACAGGAAGGTGGCTCATGTCTTACGCCTATGAAGGATTAGCGAGCGTCGGCGTATTGGCCCTTTACCAGGGGCAACCGCCGAACCAGTTGACGACGCTGGAATTGAACGTCCGTGTGCTCCACGTCGGTCCGAAGTGTTTTCGCTTGGAGTTTGACCACTACCTGCACGGTCCCAAAAAGGCCAATGCGGTCCAGGTGGTATTGCCCGACGGGCTGGTGCTGCAAGGTCCGATTGTCGACGGCAGCAACGAGCCGGCCGGCGGCTGGCTGCTGATCGATGTCGCGCAGGACGAACTGCCACTCGAACCGCCGGCGTCCCTACACGGATGGAAATGGGAGTAACTATGGATAACGCATTGGCGGCGCTGAACCTGCCATCCGCCGTTGAGGTACAGACGCGCAAGCTCCTGACGCAGGTGGTCCAGGCGCGCACAGCGGACGAACTGTTCCGCGCCAGTGACCGCGCCGAAGGCTTCGTGCTGGGGCTGGAGACGGTCAAAGCGCTGAACCCGGCGAGCCTTACGGGTTTGTACGTGGCGTTCGCCGAAGCCGCCACGGCGCGCCGCCTGCAGCAGGCCCAGTGATGGGCGACGGCATCCACGAGGAGGTGTTGCGCGCCCTGGTCGAACAACACGCGGTGCGCGAATGCTTGGTGGCCAGGATCGACGGTGGCCCCGCTTGGGGTCTGTCGATCCGTCTGGGTGGCAGCGGTGCGCGCTGGGTGCCGGTGCGCTCGCGACGTGAGCGCCTGCGTAGCTGGGCGAGCTTGACCGCCGTCGGGCGTTTTGCCGAAAGCGTGGGCCTCACGGCATTCAGTGTGGAGCTGTAGCCGGGGACAGCTTCAAGGCGAGTTGCAACATGCCCACCAATAGCAGCCGTTAGACCTGCTATCACTAATGTCCATCAGAAAGGTCTCGTGCACGCGACGGATCCAAAAAACCACATAAGATTTCAGCCGAGATTACGAACTCTTCCCAAAAACATTGAAACTGCACCGTTTTGGCTATCCTATTCCTCAAACCCAGCGAATCATGGACGAAGCTATGCAGCAACGAACTCTCACGCACGGCTCTGACGAGATCAGAATCAATGTTAACGACACCTTCGAGCTTAGTTATTGGGCAAAAAAATTCGGCGTAAGTAGGAGCGAGCTCAAATCCGCAGTGAAAGCGGTAGGCGATGCCCCTAGCGCGGTCCATAGTCAACTCGAAAGCATAAAAAAACTCCAATGACACATTGAATCGCCCCTGGTTTCGTAGGCACATCCGACTGACCCCTTCCGGCCAATAGCGGACGTTCGCACGCGACCGCTTCCGGCCAAAGGCAGACGCTCAGACTGGCAAGCTAAATGAAACGGTTCAAATACTTACAATTTGCCATAGCCTGGATGCGTTCAGCGACTACGCTGTGAGTTCCTTCTGATGAGGTTTCGTTATGACTAATGGAATTTTTCACGTTGATTTTCGTGCAAGCACAGGTGACTACGGCGACGGTCTAGTGGTCGTAAAAGATGGAGCAGTGAACGGCGGCGACGCTCATTATCTATATCAGGGGCGCGTGCCAACTGTATCAGGACCGTTTGAATCCCAATTCGCAGTAGGAAAATGGCGTGATGGGAATACTAATGTGGTGGGTATCGATAACTACACCTTAGCTGCCAAGGGGCGTATCGATTATGAGGCCGGGATCCTGGAACTGGAGGGGGCGGTGGTAGGCGCTCCAAACTTAAAAATCCAGCTGAAAGGTAAAAAAATTCAGGATGCAGTGTAGTTAAGTTGTTAAACGATTCGGAACTGCCGCTCAAACCGGCGGCAGTTTTTGAGATTTCCTACTCGTTCGCAAGCGTTGCTCACATCGGGAATGGTTATGTTTTTTGGACGCCAATCCGTAAATCAAGCTAGACCGCTCACGACCCGAAACTCCGGCCAAGACACGGCCGGATCGCCTTTTAGCACGTACAGAACATACCGTGTTGAGGAATCAGTATCACTGCGCTAGCAAATGGCTACTGCATTTGGTAGCTTTTGGATCCACACCTTGGCGAAAAAACATGTTGTTCGGTGCCAAAGGGATTACGCGTATGGAAAAGGACTATATAAATGCTCCATAGTGGTTACATTAATTTCTTTGACGTAAGTCGTTGCGGGCTTTACAGAATAACAAAAAATAATCCCCAAGGATTAGATATGGCGGAAACATTTGCTGAACTAAAAAAGTGGGTAGATGGAAGAAGCTTCGACGTTACTAACCCGTGGGATCCGAAAACGCACCGAAACAAAACTGCTTGCTATGCTCACAAAATCTACGCGCATCCGACTAACGGGGATTATTTGCTGATACTCTGGAAAGGGGAGAGCGACAAGCAAGGTCCACTATATGGCATCTCGATCAATCCTGACGGGTCCGTAGATAAAGCCATTAAGCAAACTCAAGTTAATAATAAGAAGCCTACGATATGGGGCAGGCCTTGCTATTATTGGGTGATCCCGGAAATAAATACTGTGGCATCTATAAAATTCGATAACTCGCGTTGCGACGCTCGAATGTTTCAGGACTGGGTGAGTGGTTGCATCACTTACAAAGTACCGCTGCCCAGGTACAAAAGAGTTGAAACGGAAACTGGGCTCGTGCGCATAGAGTTTCCTGTTGAAGTAATGTCTGAACCTACTGAAGAACCAGAATACTCGCCTAAGCATATTTATAGTTTTGAAATGGGGCTGCGGAATATTTCGACTGGTTCCGCTCGACTTGCAGAACTTTCTAAAAAAGTAACCCATATTATTCGTCGAGAAACGGTCTCTATAACTAACACTGACCGCCGACAGGGCTGGCATAGGTTGTTTAAAAGGTTTGACGTTCCTTACGTTTCTGCTGATGACCAAACTAAGCGCAGGGTAGAGCTGCGCGTTGAAGCCCGACCAACTCTGGAGGAGATTAAGGCGATTATTGATCAGCACTCCCAAGATCATGACGGTAAGGGCTGGGAAGATACAGGTTTTGTTACAGATAAATCTGGGCAAGTTGTTTGGGCGGGGACATTTCGAATGACGGAAAATATTTCTATCGACGATAATGGTGATGCTATACTCGAAGCGGAGGACCTATATCGAAAGATCCTTGAAAATCGAGATAGATATATCGCTCCAATTATCAAAGACAATCTGATAGAAAAGACCGGCACAAAATAAACCCATGATAAAACTTATAGCACTGATGGTTTTTGGAGGGCTAGCTGGCTGGGCAACATATGCCTTCAAGCTTGAATTCAGCTATTCAGATTTCAAAGATTACGGAAATACTCTTCTTGCTGTGTCCGGCATGGTATTTACGATCATGGGGATCTGGATCGCGTTTGTTTATCCCAATGCGATTCTTAGACTTCAAGATCCGGACAAAATAAAAACTGCAGATTTTTCTCGCACGCTTCAGGACACTCGTAGGCTTGAAGCTATTGTAGGGTCGATTATGGCATCTGCATTTGTTGCGTGCGCTATAACAGCCGTTTACTTTTGCAAGTTGCTCCTTTCCAAGACGATTGTCGTCATAGCGTATATGGCTGCAATTAAAGCGCTTGGCATTGGGGTGATCACTTTCTTAACGGCGGTTCAATCTGTAGCTATATTTTACGTTATTTATTCGAACTATTTATTTATTGAGGATCTTCACGTAAGGCGAGAATCACGAGAAGGTGACAATGATTTTTAGGCAATAATCGAATATACGCAGGGAGTAGGTTTGTTGCTGAAATGGATCTGCTCCCGTTTGATTGATGGTATTGCCACCGATTTGTAGACCATTCCGATATTCTGTTATTGGTCGGTTTGAGCCGGTCGTGTCAGGCAGAACCGGCCAAGAGCAGGCGCTCAATGCGTCTACTCAACCAAGGGCGGTTCAGGGCTAGCCTGCTAAGATCGATGCGTCTACCTCGAGCAAAGGATGCAGTAATGGGAAACTACACGAAAGGACTCACCGAGCGCCGTCATCACACTCAGCTCAGGGAGGGCTACTGCCTGATCTGCGGAACCTTCGGCCCTCTCAGTTGGGATCATGTTCCGCCCCAGGGCAGTATCACGATCACCAAAGTTGAGCAGGCTCACCTGACTGAGGTTATGGGAATCAATTCTGGGCCTGTCATTGGTGTAAAGTCTTCTAACGGTAGTAAGTTCAGAACCATCTGCAAGCATTGCAATAGCTCACATCTCGGTACTAATGACCAAGAGGTTGCGAGGGTCTACAAAGGCATATCAGAGAAGATCAAACACTATTTTTTGAGAGCAGACAGCCCAGTCAATCATGTGCATATACCGTTTGATGGGATGAGATTTTGCCGCGCAATGGTTGGACACGTACTCTCAGCAACCACTGTAAAGGAATGCCTGCAAGAGCCTGTGCCTGTTCCCTACTATGCCCCGTTACAAAAGTTTGTCATGGGGGACGATACCGCCACCGATGACACCCATGATTTTTATGTCTGGTTCTATCCGCACCGTAGGCATATGAGCATAAAAATGTTTACTTGCAAAAACCACGGACACATTGCGACCCTCAGCCTCTTGTCATTTTTTCCGCTGGCATTTTTGATCACAGAAAAAGGGCAGGGAATTTATCCCTCTGGTGCAATGCCTGTGAAGCCCACTGACAAAACACTTTACGTGAAACTCAATTCAGGACATTTGCCTTACGCTGCCTTTCCCAATGCTGGGCTGGAGGGGGATCAGATGCTTCTATTAGATGGTAGTCGGTCGATTGTGAGCTACCCCATCTGAATGCCTATGCTTCTGCATCTCTGAGATAGTCTTTTCACTCACCTATACGATTGGAAAGCTGCTCAAAACTCTTTTTTAAGTGAGCTAAATTCGTGGACGTTGGAAGGCAACTTTTGGCCGGTAGCGGTCGCCTGCCAACGTCCGCTATTGGCCGTTTTCTGCCGTTGGCCAACGGCAAGTTTGGGTCGATTTGTCCTCGCATGGATAACCTACTGGTAGCCACCCATCGCGCCCCTTAGTTATTTTGTGGGTCGCACAATTTCACCAACACGGCGATAAACCTTTTTCGTCATCTCCTGCGTTGAGTGGCCAAGCAGGCGGCTAGCGTGACTAATGTCGTCAATTTCGCTGGCAGCTTTTGGTCGGATGTCGCGGAATTGGAACTGGCGGATCGCGGCGGCAAGCGTTGCATCACCTTCAGCGGCGGCCTTCACGGCTGCTTTTTCTCGGGCTTCATCCCAACGATTTCTCAGCATTGCGTAACTCATTCGGAGGCCCGCCCGGTTGGTGATCAGGCTTGAACTTCTGATGCCTGCCATGGCTTTGCGCTCGAGTAGGGCATCGAGGAAGGTGCTGAGCCCTGATGCGTCTGCGCCGTCGTGTAGACGGATGCGCAAGCGTTTCTCAGTCTTGCCCTGGCCTACCATCAGGAACCCGTTGTTCAAGTCGGCAGTTGATGCTTTGAGCACATCGGCGGGGCGCTGGCCGGTCAGATAGGCTAGGTCCATTGCGTCTTTCAGCTCGGGCGGTGCCTCTGTGTAAACCGCATCCCAAACGATTTTGCCTGCGTAGAAGTCGCGGGGTGTTTCTTTGTTCCTGCGTAAGCGGGTGCAAGGGTTTGCCTTTTCAGTGAGCCCCCATTCGCGGGCAAAGGTGAATATGGTCGAGAGGAGGGCGATCTCGCGGTTGGCGCGCACCTTTGCTGTTCTGGCGTCGCGATACTGGGCGATCACTTGTGGGGTGACCGCATCTACAGGGGCTGACTCGAACGCGTTGCGTAGTTGTTTGAGGCCTTTCAAGTAGTCCTTTTGAGTACCGGGCTTCAGCCCAGGGATGACCTTTCTTTCGTAGTCGTCGAAAAACCTACCCATCAGGTGAGTAGGCCTGGGTGTGGCTTTGCGATCCAGACGTGCCCATTCGACTTTGGCTTCATCGAGGTCGCTACCGAGCGGAATTTCGACTCGGTTCCCTTCGGCGTCCCGCCCGTTGTAGTAGTAGCCGACCCATGTACTGCCGTTCTTTCTTTTGCGGCTACGGCGGATCATCCGTGGCGGCAGATCCCGGTTTGCGGCTTTCTTTTGGCGCATCGTTAACCTACACGTGAAAGATCAAGGGACCAGGTTTCAGCTACCGCATTGGTTGCTGATGGTTTTACCCCGGCTAGCTTCAGGCGGGCGTACACGCGGCCTACAACGGGGCGTTGTGCGGCTGTGAGCACGTGTTCCCAAGCGTTGCGTTGCAGCCACTGACGTTGGCAGGACGGAATTTTGTAGCCTGTAATAGCGGCCAACTCATCTTCTGTAAGCGTCTCACTCGACAGATGAAACGAGTTCTCTCTGTTCATGCTGCCTCCTGAGCGATGGTGGCAGCCTGTACCTGCGTATACCCCACAACAGGCTGCGCGGGCGGGCGATTCTGAGCGATTAGCGTTGCACAGGGTGTGGCTGCCTCGCGCAGCTTTTCGTGGGGTATAAGTGCCCCGGCAGTGGCACTGAGTGGGGCAATAATGCCTGCTGCTGCGCAGCAGAGACTGTTTGTTTTTGGTGCGTCGACGCCATTTGCGTTGCGGAGCAAAACGGTCGATGCTTGGGTGGTGTGCAGTTCCATCGTCATGCCGCTTTCCTCCGGTGTTTTATAGCGAGTTGGCCCGTTAGGCGCTGGTGACGCGTGAGCCGTGTTGCGATGGTGGCGAGAATCTCGGCTCATGCAGCCTCCTTGACCAGGTCCGCAAGTAGCAGAGCGTTTTTGGTGTCTTTGTTCAATTTGCGTACGGCGTCGTTGCCGATCAGCAGGGCCAGCTGCCGGTCGAACTCTTTGCGAAAGCGCATCAGCTCCTGCAGCTGGCTGGTGGCTTTGGTGCATCGCCCCTGCAGCTCGCCGGCTGCCTGGGGTGTCAGGCGCAACATTGGGATAAGGCTATTCATGCTGCTTTCTCCAGAGCTTCTGGCTCCAGGAGAGCGGCGATGGCAAGCGCTTGATCTCGTAGCGCAAGGGTGTCGCGTTCGAGTTTCTTGCCTGTACGGAATGCGCTGAACGTCTCGGCAGCGATTCGCAGTTTTTCTGCGATTTCCAGCAGGGTTTGACGTTCTGTCTCTCCCAGCTTGGAAGCGTCTAAAGCGCGCGTGTAGCGTGCGTAGATTGATTCGTAATGGCCGTGCCATTGATCAGCAAGAAGTTGCAGTCCCCGAATCGATTCCGAGTTGTCTGCCTGTTGAATGGCCTTGCCTTCGTCAATGCCTTCGATACGTCCATCGATAAGGCCGCCGCGATAGCCTGCCCAATAGGTGAGGCCGACAAGTACGATCAGAACGATCAATGCACCGATTTGTATTGCGGTCATGTGGTGTGCTCTTGGTGGTTTCGCTTGGCTGGTGGTGGCAGCCGATTGTTGGTTGTTTATTCGCTGTCAGGATCAGGTGTTATTTCACGCCTCCGGCTTGTCGTTTGACGGTCGCGGCATGTCTTCGTCTGCTTTGTAGGCGCGGATGTCGATCAAGGCGGCGACGTGCCTGATATGGGCATACCTCAAAGCCTTCACGCTTTCGTCGATGGTGGTCACCGGGAGTTGAATCCGTCCGCTATTGATCGCTTCCGTGAACGTCTTTTCATTGAGGTTCTTGAAGTAGTGCACGCGCAGCTTTTCAAGGGGGATAAGCACGTCGCCGAAGAGGTGGTGCAGCATCTCGACGGTGGAGCTATCCGGTGCGGGAAGTAGTCGTAGCGGTGTTTGGTTTGCGTTATTCATGCGTCTGCTCAGCCTCCTTGCGTTTAAGTCGTGACGGGTGATTCCAGGCGTTCAGGCAGTGACGTTTGGTCAGCTCCCGCAGATGGTCAGGCACTTCAAGGAGCGCGGCATTGCGCTCCTCGCGTGTTTGCATGGCGACAATCTGGCGGGCGTACTCCCTAGGCCACGTCACGGTGATCTGCCGGCATTGCTGGTAGGTTCAGTCCAAGTTGCTCGGCGAGCCAAAGAATGCCGGCTTGCTTCACCCGGGTTGACTGGCTGTATTGCATGCCGAGCTTCTCGTGATACCAGTTCCCGTTTTTGACGCTCAGATACTCGCGATCCCGATTCGGAAAGGCCGGAAGGTTCTGCACATTGAGCAGCGACTTTTCTCGCATGAGGCTGATCAGCTTGGGGCGGGTGATACCCAGGTGTTTAGCGGTTTGGGCGAGCGTGCGATCCATGAACCCTCCTTAGGCTGCATGCGCGGCGGGAGTCGCCACGGCAGCCAGGTGGTTGATGGATTGGGCAACCTTTTCGTAGATCTCGGTATCGGTACCGCACACGGTGAAGCACTTGGTGCGTGGGCGTTTCACGCCGATGCTCATGATGGTGGTGATGCCAGTGCGTGTTTGGGTTCGATGGATCGCCACATGGATGGGCAGCTCAAAACCCATATCGAGGCTTAGGGAGCCACCAGTTCGAACTAAATCGAACACCCGCTGCCTGTTCTCGACATCGAACCGAGCATATTGTCGGTTCGCGTGACGAAGCGTCAGCAGCTCAGCCGTGTTACTGGGATCTACCGGGCCGTTGGCAATTTCTTCAATGAAGTCTGCCAGCCTGAGGTGCATTTTTTTTTCGTTCTTCAAAGTCAGCGAGTGGCGTTCGCTACCCAGCTCGACTGTGAAGTGTGTGTCGGATTCGCTGCGTTCAACTTTCAGGCGAAACGCCAGAGCTTCTCGCTTAGGTGCCGACCTTAAAACGTGGTTGAACGTCTCGGTAAGATTGACCTGAGCGTTGAGCAGTTGCAGGGTGCGGTTGTCGAGTTTGAACTTGTTCATGCTGCCCGGCCTCCGTCGTTCGGATCGAACAGAGCAGGCGCGGTACGGGCTTGCGGCTTTGATTTGCTAGGAATGAAAGTGCAGCCGCAATTACGCGCAATGCGGCGAACTTCGAGGATGCGGAATGGTTCATCAGCAGTCGGATGGACGTGCAGGGTAGCTGTGGTGTGCATGGTATTGCCTCGCTCTGTGGTGGAAGAGTGAGGCAAATATCACGCATTGTGTTTAACGTGTCAACACGAAGTGTGTTTACTCGGGCTTTTCGTGTGCAAACCGTGATGATTTCAATATCCCGCCCACTAGGTGGACCCTGGATACTTCATTCTGCTCGAGGTGAAGGGGGCTATGGTCCAGGTTGACACTGTCAAATCGATACACCCCGTCTCGTAGGTAGATGAACTCTTTAATCATTGAGCGGCCATCCAGGGTCTGAACCATTACCTCGTCTCCGGTAATAAACATCTTGTTGGGCTCAATTAGAACGTATTCACCGCTTTTGATTCGTGGATGCATGCTGTCGCCGATAACTCTGAGGCCGTAAGCGTTAGGGTCATCGCTATAGATTTGGAGATAGCCATCACCGTGGCCAACAGGGAAATCTAATGCCTCAAAATATCCATCCATCCCTAGCTTCGCTGTGCCTACCACGGGCACCACTCCTTCCTTCGTCGGGCCCATTGGCCTAACAACGCTTCCTGACTTTATTGGTGCCACGGTCAACGTTTGTGGAGCTTGATTGGGCAGTGCCGAAAAAAGCTGTTGAGAGTCAGTGCCACTTATCAACTCTGCGACGGACACCCCGAGCGCAGGCGCAAGAAGAGTCAGATCCGTGAGATTTGGCTCTCTGAGATCGCTCTCGTAGTTGCCTATCCGAGACTGTGATGACCAGCCGCACTCTTCAGCCAATAGTTTCTGGCTGAAGCCCTTTTGTTTTCTGAGCCGCTTGATGCGGGAGCCTAAAGTTTCCATTTGGAATTTTTATCACGTAATGAAATGTTTTTTTCTCACTTATCGTGTTGAAAAAATCACGTATCGTGTTTAGAGTGTGCAAAGTCAAAAGGAGTCAGATTCATGAACCGAATTGCCTGCCTCAGAAAGGAGGCGCAGATAAAACAAAGGGATCTTGGTGAGCTGCTTGGTTGGACCCAGACAAGACTCAGTAACTACGAGTCCGGTCACAGAATGCCAGGCCTCAGTGAGTGCAGGGCAATCACCTCGGCGCTGAATCAGTTGGGGGCCGCTTGCTCACTTGACGATGTTTTTCCTCCAGAGCTGGAAACATCAAAAGCTGCTTAGAAAAAAGGCGACCCAAGGGCCGCCCAGTTCCTCCCGACACGCACCACCACAGCGCTGTCGGGTCGCGATAACGAAAGACGGGCACACCACATGCAAGCCGTCGATCTATACCGCGCTTTCCAAGGCTCGGAAGCCTTGGTGTTGCTGCCTTTTCCACCACAGATTGGGCAGCTGTTGCGCCAGAGGTAAACGACGGATCGTTTGCCTCGGCACGGTGCCGGTATCGATCCTGAAGATCTAGCCGGCGTTTGGGCCCTTTCAAGCCACGCGGCAAATGTATCACCACTGCATGTCGCGCGGCACTGGCAACTTATAAGGATTAATGCCATGAGCCGAATCGCTCTTAGTTCTGTAGAACGAGCACAGCGGGAAATCCTGCCGCTCGATCTCGCGCTTTACCATGCTGCTCGGGACTATCCCGGCGGCGCAGCAGCAATTGCCGCCACCACCGGCAGAAACGCCACCACGCTGCAGCACAAGTTGTCTCCCACCCATCCCAGTCACACGGTGAACATTCAGGAGTTCGGCGAGATCCTAGAGCTGACCAAGGACCGCCGTATTCTGGATGCCGTACACGCGTTGGTAGGGGATACGACCTGGCAGGAGTTGGCCGAGGCATACACCAACGACATGCCTGAAACGTTGACTACCGGCATTGCTGAGTATTTTCGGCAGGTTGCTGATTTGGCGGATACCTGGGCGAAGAGTATTGGCGATGGCGTGGTGACGGACCAAGAACTGGCCGCGATTCGCCTGCAGGTGTTTCGCGGTATTCAAGGGCTGCTGGGGATGTTCAACCGCGCTACCTACGTCAATCAAACGACGCGGGGTGTCGACCGTGGCTGATATTGCAGATTTTGCCAACGACCTCGTGCAGGAACGTCTTGATCAGGCACTCGCTGCACGTAACGCCGCCAAGCCCGCTTCAGCGGCTTATTCATTCCTGTTCTGCGAAGGTTGCGATGATCCCATCCCTGAAGCTCGCAGACTCGCACTCCCGGGCTGCACTCTGTGTGTGATCTGCCGGTCCATCGACGAATCGCGGGAGGCCCGTCATGCTCGATGAGGTATTGGGTCAATTCGCAGACTACGGGCTTGAGCCTGAACAGCCACTGATTTTTGGCAAGCTCACCCGGTGCAAGACCTCTCAGGACAAGGGCAAGGAAAAGAACGGCTGGTACGTCGTCCACGAGCATCACACCGAGAAGAACGAAACGCTGATCTTCGGTAGCTTCGGTGACTGGCGTTCGGGCGAGTCGCAAAAGATTAAGGTGAAGTCTGGGCGCATGAGTCCAGAAGAGCGCGAGGTTATGCGTGTCCGGCAGGAAGATGCTAAGCGTAAGGCCTCTGAGGTGGCGGCCAACGCGGCACGGCGAGCAGCTAACCGCGCAGCCGCTTTGTTCAAACGCATGCCGGAAAAGGGCAAGAGTGCCTATCTGGATCGAAAACAGATCGTGGGGTTCAAGGTCCGCTATGCGCCTCGTACCGGCGCATTTTTGGTGCCTATGTGCAACGTGCGAGACCAGATCGTCGGCCTGCAGGTGATCTTCCCGACAAAGCAAGAAGACACCGGTCGTGACAAAGCCTACTGGCCCTACGGCATGTCCAAAGAGGGCGCTTTCCACTTGATCGGCCCGCACCCTGAGCCAGGTGAGCCGGTATTGGTGTGTGAGGGTTACGCCACGGGCGCCAGCCTGCACATGGCGACCTCGCTGACGGTCGCTATTGCGTTTGATGCGGGTAACTTGCTGTCGGTCTCCAAGGCTATGCGGGCGCGTTTTCCGGGTTGCCCGCTGATCCTCTGTCGGGACGATGATTGGAAAACCAGGCGCCCTAATGGCGATCCTTGGAACCCTGGTGAAGAAAAAGCCAATAACGCCGCGTTGATCGTCGGCGGTCAGGTGGTCGCACCGGTCTTCTCGGGCGAGCGCGAAATTAAGTGGACTGACTTCAACGATCTACATGTTGCGGAAGGATTGGAGGCTGTCCGGCGCCAGGTGTTGGCGGTGGTCAAACCTCCTGCAGCGGGTGGTTGGAAGGATCAACTGGCCCGCACCGAAAATGGGTCCCTGATCGCGCACATGCAGAACGTCGAGCTGATCTTGGGCAATGACGAGCGCTGGGCGGGTGTCATCGGTTACAGCGTATTCAGCTCCAAGATCGTCAAACTGCGGTCCGCCCCCTTTGGCGGCGGTGCCGGCGACTGGGCCGACATCGATGACATGCGGGTGATGAAGTGGCTCGCGCAGCAATACAACCTGCGAGTCAAGGCATCCCATGTGATCGAGGCGGTCAGCGTGGTTGCCCACGACCACTCTTTTCACCCGGTACGTGAGTACCTCGAAAAGCTTGAATGGGACCGCGTACCTCGGTTGGAAACGTGGCTGACGGACGTGCTCGGAGTCCAGGCCAATGAGTACTCGGCCAAGGTGGGCAAGCGCTGGCCGATCTCGGCGGTGGCTCGGGTGATGCGCCCGGGCTGCAAGGCTGACTCGGTGATGATTCTTGAAGGGGGGCAGGGTGAAGGTAAGTCCACGGCCATGGGCATTCTCGGTGGCGAGTGGTTTATGGACACGCCTTTTGCCCTTGGCGACAAGGACAGTTTCCAGGCGATACGCGGCAAATGGATCGTCGAACTGGGTGAGCTGGACAGCTTCAACAAGGCCGAAAGCACCAAGGCCAAACAGTTTTTCTCCGCATCCACCGACACTTACCGCGAAAGCTACGGCCGCAGAACGAATGACGTACCACGCCAGTGTGTGTTCGTGGGTACCACCAACCAAGAGGAATACCTCAAGGACGCTACAGGGAACCGGCGTTACTGGCCGGTATTCTGCAACAAGGTCGACTTAGAAAAGCTACGCGAGATCCGCGATCAGCTGTGGGCTGAAGCGGTGTTCTGCTTCGAGGCCGGCGATATCTGGTGGGTGACGAAGGACGAGTCTTGGATGTTCGCCGAGGCACAGGACGAGCGCTTTGTTGTGGACGAGTGGGAAGGTCCGATCCTGACCTGGTTGGAGGAGTCTCAGATCGGTGAAACCGCCACCGGCAATGAGATCTTGATCCAGGCTCTTAAGTTAGACGTCGGCCATTGGGGCAAGCCGGAGCAGATGCGGGTCGGTGCGATCATGCATCGCCTGGGCTGGCGGAAGAAGCGCATGCCGGCGTTGGCAAAGAGCGGAATCCGGCAGTGGGCCTATCAGAAGCCAGAGACCTGGGGGCGTACGGCTGCATTGCAGGCAACCCTGGTAGAGGAGCCGTGCTTCGATGATTAAACGTATTGATGAGATGCTCAAGCTCTGGGCGCAGGATCTGCATTCTCCGATGAACCCCGACTTTGCCGGATCTGGTGGAGGCAACATGATTGCGATGTTGATGGAGTGCAAGGGCGAGCTGATACGTGGGACTCGCGGCAGTCGGGTGCTGTTGGATGAATCGGCGGATATCGAACTGATCGTGAACAAGCATCTTCCGGCGCAGCTGTCGGTGGTGGTGTGGGAGCACTATTGCAATCACGAAAGCTTCCTCTCGCAGAAGTACACCCACTGCGGTTGCAGTCGCGATACCTATTACCAACGTCTGCACGAAGCGCACCTGCACATTGCTGGCATGTTGATGGGGAAAGCTGCGTGACCTCTGGTATCACTCCGCGTGCCACTGTCCTACTGTCCGGCCTTGTCCGACTGCCATTTAGAGCAGTCGGACAAGTGCAGGCCGCGCCGTTCCTGGGCTGTCCTACTGTCCAACCTGTGCCCGCCCCATGCACACGTAAGCATAGCGGGTACGTAGTCGCGCCTGTGGCGCGCATGCGTGCTTTTAGTTTTCTCTCTATACACAAGAGAAAGTTAAGTAAGGTAGGACAGTAGGGCAGAGTCCCGAATTTAGGCGCCTGTAGCTGTCCTACTTCGACTCTGCATGGTGGGACAGGTAGGACGGGGCACCAGAAGCGATAGCCGATTCAATGCGTTGTACCTGCGTTGTACCTGTGTCACACCCACGTCGCACCCGTATTGCTCCATGGCATTAAAACTCGCTTGCTGCCACCGGAATCCACCTGTAAAAAGTATTCATCTTCGATAGGTGCGACCGCAAAGAGCGGCAGGCACTACACACCAAACCCGGCCATTGCGCCGGGTTTTTGCGTTTATGGAGTAGGGCGATGACGAATGAGCAACAAGCACTGGCAGAGATGCCGATCTGGTTAGTGATCGTCTTGGCTCTGGTCGGCGGTGTGTCCGGTGAGATGTGGCGAGCCGACAAGGACGGGGCGCGGGGCTGGGCATTGTTGCGGCGCTTGGCACTACGATCTGGTGCCTGCATTGTCTGCGGCGTGTCGGCGATGATGCTGATGATCGCCGCCGGCATGTCGATCTGGACGGCGGGCGCATTGGGCTGCCTGACGGCGATGGCCGGCGCCGATGTCGCCATCGGACTTTACGAACGCTGGGCCGCCAAACGGCTGGGCGTCTGCGAAGTCCCGCCCGCCGGGGGCGAGCAAGGGTGATGCACCGATCTGGTGCGCCGAAAACCGCCGGGGACCCTGGGGTTATCCCGAGGGTACGGGGTCGGAAACCCGCGGGAAGTTGTTAGCGGCAGGGTTGCCAGCTTACTGAAATTCAATCCATTGAAATCGAAAGGTTCCATTGAAAAGCCGTTGAAAAAGGAGGGCTTATGACAGAACCAATGTACCTGTCAAAGAGCGCCTTCGCGGCTCGGATCGGCAGGGCGCCCAGCTACATCACCTGGTTGAAAAACAACAACCGCCTGGTGCTGACCGCCGATGGTAAACAAGTTGATGTCTCCGCCAGCGAAGCGTTGATTCGCGACACCGCTGACCCGAGTAAGACCGCCGTCGCCGACCGCCATCACCAAGACCGGCTTCAGCGTGACGTTTACAGCCAGCTATCCAGCCAGGTCGAGCCGACTTCAACGGCTGCGCCGCCGCTCGCGATCACCCCTGCGGGACAGCTCCCCGATTTCCAGAAGGCCCGCGCATTGCGCGAGCACAACCTGGCCCAGCTCGCCGAGATCGAGTTGCACAAGGCCAAGGGCTCGCTGGTAGTTCTGTCGGCAGTTCAAACTGGCGCTTACAACGCCGGTCGCATGCTGCGCGATCAACTGCTCGGGATGCCTCCGCAACTGGCTCCTGAACTGGCGTCGATGACCGACCCTTGGGAAATCGAAAAGCACCTCACGGCGGCGATCCGCCGCTCGCTGGAAGACGCCGAACGCATGTCTTCAGCGGACCTTGAACACGCACTAAACACGAGTTAAGCCCATGCCCACTGGATTTCCTGACGGTGCAGAGGTGTACCGCGAGGCGTATTTCCGTGGGCTACGGCCCGACCCGGATGTCTGGATCGATCAGTGGGCCGACGAGTACATGCGGATCCCGCGTGACACCGGCGCTGCTGAACCGGGCCAGTACCGCACCTCGCGTACGCCGTACGCCCGCGAGCCCATGCGTTGCCTGTCGCCGGCTCACCCCTGCAAGCGCGTGATCACCATGGTCGCGTCGCAGTTGATGAAAACTCAGATTGGTTTGAATTGGATCGGCGGCCTGATGCACATGGCGCCATCGAATATCCTGGCGCTGCTGCCCAGTTTGGGATTGGCAAAACGGGTGTCCTCGCGGATCGGCAAAACGATCAAGGCTACGCCGGTGTTACGCGAGCGTGTGGCGGCCAACCGCTCGCGAGATTCACGCAACACCATGGACACCAAGGAGTTCGAGGGTGGAACGTTGTACGTCACCACCGCCGGCTCGGCCGCGAACTTGTCGGAGCTGTCGGCACGCTACGTTTACGGCGACGAGATCGACCGCTGGGAAGTCGACATCGGTGAAGAGGGCGATCCCATCGAGCTGGCAGAAACCCGGGGCAGTACCTTTGGCCGCAACGCCAAGTTTTATTTCTCCAGCTCGCCAACGATCAAAGGCGCCTCGCGGATCTCCGACCTGTTCGATGGCAGCGACCAGCGTCACTACTACGTGCCATGCCCGACGTGCGGGCACATGCAAATCCTTGAGTGGGAGCGGCTTCATTACTCGCCGGATTTCAGCGTGGTGCATTACCAGTGCGTCGGACCTGACTGTGATGTGCTGATCGAGGAGTACCACAAGGGCGAGATGCTCGCTAAAGGCGAATGGCGCGCCCATGCCGAGGGTGACGGCGAGACGGTGGGCTTCCACCTCAACGCCCTGTATTCGCCGCTGGGCTGGATGGACTGGAAGTCACTGGCCAAGCAATTCGAGAAGGCCAAAAAGGCCCAGGCCAAAGGCGACCTCGAGCCCATGCAGGTGTTCTATAACACCCGTCTGGCGAAGGTTTGGGACGCGGCGCAAGAGCAGACCAAAGCGGACGTGCTCAGGCAGCGGGCGCGACTGGAAGGCTACAGCCTTGGCGCAATGCCGACAGCGGTGCTGATGATCACCGGGGCCGTCGACGTTCAGGCCAACCGCCTGGAGTTCATGGCCATGGGTTGGGGCGTCGGCATGGAGCGCTGGGTCATCGACTTTCAGGTGGTCGCAGGCGATCCCGCAGACGAACGCACCTGGGCGGCGCTGGATGAATTACTCAAGGCCAAATACCGCCATCCGTGCGGTGTTGGTCTGGGCATTCTCGCGGTGGCCGTCGACTCCGGCGGCCACCACACGGATGAGGTCTACCAGTTCTGCCGCGTTCGTCGCTGGCGCAACGTGTTCGCCATCAAAGGCGCGAGCAAACCCGGCAAGCCGGTCATTGCTCAACGCCCATCCATGGTCGATGTGACCTGGAAAGGCCAGACCG